CTCAAACTCATCTTGCCCTTCAATATATTGCTGAGTCGCCAAAAAACCAGAATAAACAGCTCTCCTGCTTCGATTAACTTCCTCTGTCATCTCGCCAGTAGCATCAGCGTTCTCGCGCATTCTCTCAGCCAACTGCAATAAGGCAAGCTCTCTTTTAGCTCCAGTAAGCTCATTAACCTTTAGTGCTAAGTCCTTTGTGGCTTCCTCAGCTTGCTTCATCGACTCAGACGTTGCAAACAGCTTAGGCATTAAATTCATACCAAGGGCAGCACCTAGCGCAAGAACCGCACCAATCATTGCACCATGCGGCCCCATCAGTGACGCAATCTGCGAACCCTGCTGACCAAGAATAAGAAATGCATTTTGACCCATCTGAGCCTGTACAACAATATCCTGAAACTGGTGGCCAAGCTGACCCATGCCGCCTCGCATAAAGCGAAACTGCTGGTTTAGTGCGTTGGTTTGTTTTTTGGTATTCTTAAAGCTCTGATTTACGCGATTAAGGACGGGAGAAACCTCATCCTTTGCGGAGATGCTCATAGCAATAGTTGAATTGTGCTTTAAGCCTCCCGCCATTAGTTTTTATCTCCAAACTTTATTCCATAAAACGCAAGCCAGTAGTTAAATTCACTGACGCTCATATCTAAAATTTCTTGCAAGGGTCGGTGGCGGCGGTCGGCTAATTCAAAAATAACATAAAGCTCGGTCGGCTTTCCGTCACCGTCTATTAGTTTCCCTTGATTTCCTCGCTATCGGTTTCGGCGCTAATTACCCAATTTGCAATGCGACCAACAACATCGGGATCAGCATTGTTGCGTAACTTGTGCTTATCTCCAATAGTAAATACCGGCTCACCTTTCTCGTCTGTTGTGCCATAAATTAAAGCATATATTAGGTAATCGCTAGTATCACCATCAGCGCGAGCAAACCACTTAGCTTTATCATCAAGGGACATATTCTTAGCAAACAGCTTGACACCCCACTCAGGAACATCAAGCTCTCTAATTGCCTTTGAGCTAAAGTGAGCAACAGCCTGATCAATTAAACCAGCCATTACGATACTGTTCCTTCCGTCATTGCACCGTTGCCTGTAACGCTAAAGGATGCCTCAACAAGCCCATCAACTGCTGCGCTTTTGCTAACTGATTCAACAATACACGCTCCAGACCACTCAATGTTGCTAGTGGTGTTACCCGTGGGATAGATTTTAATTGTCAGTTCCGCACCCTCAACCAACGTGCCTTGGCCTGTTGAATCCGAGTCGTCCCAAACTGCGTTAAACGAAGCAGACCATGACTTGAGTGTTGGCTTGTTTGTTACCCAATCACTGCCCATAGTTGTGCTATCCACTACAGCCGAGCTTGTTTCTAGCGTCCAATCCTTAATTTCTGCTACAGCGTTTGCGCCTGAATACACCGCACCGCCTTTGCCTACATGAGTTGTCATCTTAAATACCTCTGGTTAAATTGCACTATCAGGACTGCCCTCTCTCGTCTGATATTGTACACTAATTGTCAATGAAGCGAAACCTAACGGCTGGTCTGCTTCGCCAATAAAATCCGCTGAAAAGCCATTAACGGATACGCTTTGAGCGTAACCGCCCAATGTTGAGTCTGCCTCTAGTGCTTCCTCAATTTCTTCGCATATTTGATCTATCGTGTCATCATAGCCAGTAACACCGCGAACAAATATCTCAACTGTTAAGGTTAAGTCCCTAAGCTGTAATCTTGGTGAGCTACTTGACACGCTCATGCTTACATGCTCAATGGACTCATCCTTGGTATAAATCGACAAGCCAGGCAATGAAGCCTTAGCTATGGGATAGACTCGCGTTTTAAACGCATTTGAGCCAGTGGTTGACAGGCCGGTTAGCGTAGTGGCAACCCTATCGCGTATGAGTTTGCGAACATGTGCCACGATTAGGCTTCCTCTAGCATAAGCTCTGTCATACCAGTCCCATCAGGCATGACCACTCTGATTGTAAAGTCATCACCCTCAATGGTCATTGACCCATTTTCCACAACCCCAGTTAGGTCGGCTGTCCGACACAACACCTTGGGTTGCCTCATAGCAAAAGCCACTGACGAGCCTGATCCATCAGCGGCAAAGTATTCATTATCAAGTATTACTGTAATGCTTTTTGCATCACCACCCACTGGGGTATAGGAACAGGCCACCCCAAAATCTACGAGCATTATTGATCTATCAATATCGGTCTCAACAGGCATTACTTAGCCCTTTTCTTAGATGCTCGCTTTTTAGGCTTGGTTTCATCACTTAGCCCAACTGATCTATCAACAGCCTGAACAGGCTCAACGATCTCAACCGGCTCAATGCGGCGAATGGCCAAAAGGCTGGTAGCATCTTCTTGGTTAATGTCGGTAATAACCTCTGACGCTTTTAATCGCTTGCCTTTAAGCATTAAATCTTTTAGTACAATATAAGCCATCTTAATCTCCCAACAATACCCACCCCCGAAGGGGTGGGATACTTGTTACTTTTCTACTTAATTAGAACCCAAGCAGAATGATACTGCGTGTCTAACTGCAACATCACAAGACTGCATAGCGTTAACGCGAATGGTTCCTGAAGTGCTGTGCGTGTAAGGGTCAACCAAGATATCCAGACCACCGAAGAATCCGATGATAAGGTCACTGTAGTTGCCAAAGTACGCATCACCAGCAGCACCTTGGTTAGAACGAATAGCTTTATAACCATTGACAGTACTACCTGGCTCAACAACAAACTGAGCTGTTCCGCTTGCTTTCTCAGTAGTCTTTAGAGCGCCAACCATGCTAGAATGCATGATGTAACCCAAGTTGCCCAGCAAAGCGTTATCAACAGCAACAGCGGTTTCCATTGAAACCACCTCAGCAAACGTGGGGTTAGCTGCGGCAAACGTAGCGGTGTTAATACCTGCCGTGTGCTTGATGCCTGTTGGAGCGCCACCTGTTCCGTCACCAGCCAAGCCAGCGAAGTCAATGCTAAGAGCAAGACTCTGCAACAGATCATCACGAACCATAGCTTCAACGTCCATAGACGACTGAATCAATAGCTGGCGAGTTACGTCAGTGTGTCCACCGATAGTTTTAGGTGTAAGGTTGATCTGACCAGTAGTCATTTCAGTCTCACCAGTGTTACCACCCTCAGTGTTAACCCAGCCAGTTTGCGCGGCGGTCAGCTTCTTAGGAATAGTAACATTGCCCTGCAATCCGTTAAGGATTCGTGCACCAGCTTGCATAACGCTAGACTGATTGCGTAGAACGTCAATGAACTCGCTTCCTCGGTAATCTTCACCAAACAAGTCGTGCTCATCAGCAGAGTTCAGATCACGTTGCCAGCCATTCATAACATCAACAGGTAACATGATTCCCTGTGGAGATGCACCATACTGCTTTGCGGCTGCACGAGAGCACTCAAACTCAAAGGCGGCTTCTTCTTGCAAAGCTCGATCATTGGGGTTAGCCAATGCGCGGATAGCTTTAATGACAGAGAACTGCTTTCGCTCATTTTTGGTCAAGCCAATCTCTTGGTTGTCGATAGCTTTACTAGAGCTAACAACGTCAAGCAGTTGACCTCGGAACTCAGAAACATCAGCGCCATCGGCTACTGCTTTGTGCGCTAAGTCCATCTGGTTGTGGCGTGAGCCAAGAGCAAGGATTTGCTCGGCATTTTTTAGTGCGGAGTTTCGGGCATTTGCCTCAAGCTCCGCGACATTTACTTTATCTTCTGACATGGTAGTTTCCTCTTTAAAGTCAGTTTTAATCACGGGTTTAGTTGAGGATTCACCCGACCGACCCACGCCAACTGTCACATCAGCGGGAATTGATACTATGGATGCCTCCATCGGAGACCAAGAACGTGCGACATAAGTGTCTTTGTCCTTGCGCTCAAGTTTGCTAATGTTATACCCAACGGATATGTTTCCGCGTATCTCATCAGCCACATCGTTGAACACTTCATTGGCAAGCGCACCTTTTCCAAAGCGCACGACTGACCGCAACACACGATCAGCACCATCTAGCTCAACAGATTCGATTACCCCGATTTGCTTTTCAGGGTCATGGTCAAGCAACAATGGCGCTCGACCTGAATTTAAGAATGACAAGTCAATGGACTCAGGGCTATGATCTAGCACCTCCATACCAAATGACCGTTGTACTGGCGTTTCAG